TTATCAGAGTCTTCATTTCTAAAATCAAATTCTAATTCACCACCTTTATATTCTTGTGGGTCTGTTAAAGAAACTGTTACTGATAATTTTCTAATTTTACCTTTTGTTGGACCATCTTCCATATATGGTTTATCCCAACTATCACAATGCCAATCATAATATTGTTTTTTTTTATAAATTGTAAATTGACAGCTTTCTGAATAATCCCAATCAAAATTCCAACCTGCATTGTTATTTGCTTGATGTATATAAGGTTGTATTTCTTTATAAATCCATCTATCATTTAACCATACTATATTTGAATCTCTTTTTTTTTTAAGATCAGCTATTTCATCTTTTGTAAGTGGGTTTTTTGTTAAATCTCTATCTCTTCCAAATCCACCTGTTAATGCTTGTACTTCATTTTCTTTTGAAGCTATACCATATTTGACAATATCATCACAAACTCTTGGTGGTATAGCTGATTGAAAATACCAATAATAATTAGATATATTCATAAGTTGATATTAATATTGTTTGAAGTTTGCTTGATTTATTTTCTGTTATATAAAATCTTTGCATACTAGGGAATATGATAAATTTATTGTTTTGTAAAGGAACATGCCAAGTTCTATTTACTCGTCTATTATCATCATAATGTATTACTACTTCTAGTTGTTCTTCATCATCAATATCAACTCCATATACACAAGTATAATCAGGTGCATGTAATAAGTCTAATGGTTCTACTAAATTTCTATTGTGAGATTGTTGTTTTTTATCAAGGATAATACCAAAGTCTAATTTTGGTATAAGTGTTTTACCATGTTCAATTCTAAAATGATCTCTTAAATAATCTTTTAACCATTGTAAAGGTTGTGAAAAAGGCACTTGATAATCTGTAAAAGCAAAATCTTTTTCATTATTACTTATTCTTTTTTGGTTTATAAAAGAAGTTATTATATCGTTTTTTATTTTTTCACGATTTATCTCAAAACCTTTAGGGCTATCTATTGTACCACTAACAATATCTATTTCAGACACCACCTGTTTCTTCATAGAAGATTATTCTCTTTCTTTTTTATCCCAACTTTGATTATCTTCATTCCACTCATAGTAATGAGTTTCTCTCTCTTCTTCTGTAAGTTCAGGTGCATCACCTACTGGTGACTGCCATCTTGCTTCTTCTTTATTAAGAACCCAACTAGCATAAGGTTTTTTACTTATGAAAATATCATTATCTTCATCATAAAACATACCTATACCAGCATAGTTTCCTCTGAATGCTTTTGAGTCATCACCTGATGAGTGTTTATTGCCTGATGTGTTGTAAGATGTTTTTTTCCAAAGAGGCCAGTTATGGATATTTTCCAAAAACTGTCTGCCTACTTCTTCATCTTCAATACCATCTGCATTCTGACAATCTTTGTCAGCTACAACATGTACTGCTATAACTTTACTATTTATTCCTAATTTTGCGTAATGTGCCATAATATTTCTCCTATATCAGTTTTTTATTTTTTACACAATCTTTAATTTTGGTATTTATACCTTATAAGTACAATACCTGATCCTCCATTACCACCATTTCTATCGTATGGACTTGTATCTGTTGCACCACCACCACCACCTCCAGTATTTGTTGTTCCAGAAGTTCCAGGACTATTAACACTTGCACCACCTGCTCCGCCACCTCCTGGTCCACCTAAACCTTGTGTAGGAGAACCAGCACCACAACCAGTATAAAAACCTCCACCTCCTCCTCCTGAATATAATCCATTTGTGGGTTCATAAAAAGGTTGAGGACTTGCTCCAAATATAGCTGTAACTGGAGAACCATCTCCTCCGTTTCCTGCTTTTGTATTTGTTGCATTAACTCCTGCTCCTCCTGCACCACCTCCACCTCCTGAAGCATAACTTGGTGCTCTTGATGATGGTGGTGTTCCATTTCCTCCATTGTTTCCTTGTGGTGGACTGACTGGTGGAGTATTGCCTGTTCCTCCGTTATTAGTGTCTGATCCTCCACCACCTGATCCACCATTTTTATAATTACCAGGGGGAGAACTTGGATCACCTGAACCTCCACCTCCACCTCCTGCTGATGTTATTGTTGAAAATACTGAGTTTGATCCTGGAGCACCATTATAGACAGATGGGTTTGGTGGAACATTTCCTCCTAATCCACCACCTCCTACAGTTATAGGATAACTTTGAGCAGTAACACTTAAACCACCAGATGCAACTAAAGGAGTAGCAGAACAAGGAACAACAACTGCACCAGTTCTAAATCCTCCTGCACCGCCTCCTCCAACTGTATTACATCTGCCGCCTCCACCCCCACCACCTGCAACTACTAAATAATCTACTTTGTTAGAGCCACAAGCATTTCCTGCATTTGATACAACAAAGTTTGAATCACTAGCAAATTTATGAATTTTATAATCACCACAAGTAATAATAGTTCCTCCTGTAGCTGAAATATATTGTGCGGTATTTATCACTGGAGCTGTTTCATTTGCACTTGTAATAGTAACCCAACCTTGACTTGCATCTGAATAAATTAATCTTACTCCAACTCTATTTGATGTAAGTTCACCATCAGCACAAGTACCTTTTATTTTTGAACCACCACGACCAATTATAATTTTATTTGTAGAAGCATCACCAGTAGAATCAATAATAATCATTTCTGTTCCTACTGTTGGACTGCTTGGTAAAGTAACTGTTAATTCTTGTGATGTTATAGCACCACCCATTCCAATACCATGAATATAACAAGCAAAATAATATGTGCCTGTTGCTGGTGGTTGAAACTCAATGTATCTTGTTGTTGCCGCATTAAAACTTGTAGTATTTATATAAGCAGATTGTGTACTTGCTCCATCTAAATAATATGAAACTCCTGATGAAACAATACCTGCTTGCATTGTTCCTAATGTACTTGAATTAGATGTAGAAATAATTAATGGGTGTCCATCATTTGTGTTATCTGTTTGTGTAAATCTATATGTTCTACCTTTCAAAAGTGTAATAGCCATTGTTCTTGATCCATCTAAATAAAAAGCATTACCAGTTCCACCAACAACATATAAACTTCCTGAAGCTACTGTGACTGCATAATTTAAAAAAGGACTAGCATCTGATGTATTTATAAAATAACCTTTATTTGCTACTGCTGTAAAAGAAGCTGACTTTGTAGTTGAGCAATAAGTAACTTGATCGCCCATATTACTAGAACCTGAATTAGCAAAAGTAACTCCTGCTGGAATAGTAAATGTATCTCCACTATCCCCTAAAGTAGTTGTTGTTCCACTTCCTGGAGTTATTTTATCTACCTTAATTGTTGTCATTGGTATCTATATCTAATTATTACAATACCACTTCCACCTGTTGCACCTGTTGTATCATTTGAACCTGACGCACCACCACCACCTCCAGTATTTGTTCCACCTGCACCACCATTACCTGAAGACGCATTTGCTCCTGAATTTAAAGCACTTCCTCCGCCTGTACCTTGTGTTCCTGATGGCATAGCACCACCACCTCCCCCACCACCTAAACCACCATTTCCACCTGTTCTGCTTGATTCACTTCCACCTCCACCACCACCAGACCAATAGTGTCCAGTACCATTTATATTTACTTGTAATCCTACACCACCATTACCAGCTTGTGGTGGACCTGCATCTGAACCAACTGCACCAGCACCCCCACCGCCTGCTCCAGTGAATATAGATGGTGCACCATCGCCACCATCGTTTCCTTGTGGCGGACTTACAGGTGGAGTGTTACCTGAACCACCTGATCCATTTATACTGCCAGCACCACCACCTGAGCCCCCTGCTAAACCATTATATCTTGGAGCACTCCCATAACCTCCACCACCTCCACCTGCAGTAGAAGTTATTGTTGAAAAAACTGAATTATTTCCTGAATTACCCTGACTACAAGCACCACTTGGAGAACTTATACCAGGTCTTGCCGCACCACCTCCTCCAATTGTAATTGGATATGCCTGTGCTGTAACTGTAATTCCTGCTGGTGATGCAATAGGTGAACTTGTTGGTGGTGCTGTGTAAGTTGTTGCAGAAAATCTTAAACCTCCTGCACCACCTCCTCCTGAGTGTTGTGCCGCACCTCCACCACCACCTGCTGCAACTAAATAATCTACAGCATTGTCAGGTGAACTTGCAGCAGTTCTATTTACTGTAAATGTTCCATCAGATGTAAAAGTATGTATTTTAAAATTTCCACAAGTTGTTTCTGTTCCTCCTGAAGCTGACATATATTGAGGTGTTGCTGTAGCATCATTTCCTGCCGTAGCTGTTATCCAACCTTGTGATGAACCTGAATAAACTAATCTTAGACCACCTCTATCTGTTGCCATTAATAAATCATTACAACCACCTTTTATTTTACTTCCATTTCTTCCAAGTGTAATATTATTTGTTGCGGCTTGACCTGTTTGATCAACAATAATAACTTCTGAACCTGTTGTTGGTGAAGCTGGTAAAGTTACTGTGACTGCTGAACCTGTGTTAATTAAAAAACCTTTATTTGCTGTAGCTGTAAATGGAGAAGTCTTAACTGTTGTACAAAAAGATAAACCAAAACCTGTAGCAGTTCCATTATTTGTTA